TACCTCATTTCCTTGCAATTTGGGACTGCACTTTTATGATAACACTCCATGATATATATTTTTCAAAGAACTCCTTTACTTGACCTGCTGCCTTCTCATCGACAGTTATGACTCCGTCTTTAACTGTATATCCATATGGTACATATGCCATTTATCTCACCACCTTTTCTATAAGGGAAAGCCCACATTTCATTTTAAAGGTTAGTTCATACCTTGAATTTACAAGTATATTTTCTACAAACTTTTCAAAAGCTTCATCTGTATAATTGCCATCAAACTTATCTGCTGACACATAATCAAGAAGTGCTTTTACATCGTCTGCCTTCGATGTGCCACTTGTAAATGACATAACCAGGTTCGTCTTCTCAGTAGTAAGATTTTTTATTTCTTTATCCAGAACATTTCGTTCCTTGTTAAAAAGAGCTGGCTCAAGAAACCCTTTTGTCATAAGACCAATAAGTGTATTGCGTTCTTCAGTTAATTGCTCCATGCGTTTATCTATGGCCTCAATTCTTGCAAGGTCGCATTCTTCAACAATCTTGTTTATAGAATCATAAAGTGGCTCCAGTATTAGCTTTTTGCTGAATGCGAGCTTATTCATCATGGTTGAGAATGTTGCTTTTATCTCTCCATCACGCAAAAATAACATGGAGCAGCTGTCCTTGTCTTCAATATGTCCTTTGCAGCTCCAAGCGATATAACTTCTTCCGACAGAGTAGTTTGTTCTTCTCTTGAATTTACTGCCGCACTCTCCACATAGTATTCTGCCACTTAGCACATACCTATTTTGATAAGCTTTCTTGTTAGCAGTTTTGCTCATAGATTTTGCTCTTTGCGTTATCAGCTTTTGAGCCTTTGAAAATACTTCTCTGCTGATGATCGGTTCGTGATGATCCTTACAGTAAAACTGATCTTTCTCTCCATTGTTAATGTGTCGATTGAAGTTGCTATCCGTGTAGGTCTTTTGGAAAAGCACATCACCTTTGTATTTTTCGTTACGAAGCATATCAATCACCGTACCAGAACTCCAATGATTGCCCCTTCTTGCAGGGATTTTGTCTCTATTCAGGCCCTTTGCGATAACACTTCCACCTTTGCCTGAAAGGCACTCTGCAAAAATACGTTTAACGACCTCGGCTTCTTCTGGCACAATTACCATCTCACCATTTACATTTGCATAGCCATATGGTGGAGTGCCAATAATGTAGCTGCCATTTTGAAACTTTTTACTGATAGACCATGTCGTGTTTTGTGAAATAGACGCAGACTCTTCAGCAGCAAACCCAGATAAAATTGAAAGCATTAATTCACTTTCCATATCACCCGTATTCAGATTTTCTTTTTCAAAATAAATATAAACACCGATATCCATTAGGTGCCTTACCAGCTCTAGGCAATCCGTGGTATTTCGTGCAAAACGGCTGATGGATTTGGTTATGATAAAATTGATCCTATCATTCTCACAATCACGAATCATCCGGAGAAGTTCAGGTCGTTTTTCCTTCTTGGTCCCTGATATCCCTTCGTCATAATAAAGTCCGGCAAACTCCCATTCCGGATTGGATTTAATATAGTTTTCATAGTGTTCCCGCTGAGCTTTAAGGCTTACCAGCTGGTCATCACTATCCGTTGAAACCCTTGCATAAGCGGCAACTCGAAGTTTGCTTTTTGATAAATGTGATTTGGACAGTTCATCTATTTTCGTTATCTTTTTCATCATCTCACCTCACTTTCTGCTATTACATATATCACTCTAAAAGGCAATAATAGCAAGTGTTTCAGGGCATAATCTCGGCTAACTTCGGAGAGAATTTCTGGCGGTTTAATGCTGATATTTTGTGTAGTTCATCTTGCGTAATCTTGCCCTCTTTATAGAGCATGCCAACAATGCTCTCAGCTATATAAAAGTCATATTCTTTCTGTAACTGCTCTTCTGACATCGGTTCTGTCTCACCCTTGATAGGAGAACCATCTTTCACTTCAATAATGTTCATAGAAAAACACCTCCTACCTGGTAGCCACGGCGGGAGGTGAAATCTGATGTTTCCATTAATCTTTCTTATAAAAATCGCAGGTATAACCATCGGCATCAAGGAGCAGTCCCTTAGCCCAGGGAGGAACTCTGCCCATCTGCTTGCATACCATATCAAGTGACACTCGAGGATTAGCCTCAATAATTATTTCATCATGTACATGAGCCACTATGCTACAATTACGGAGTGTCTTCATGGCATACATTAAAATATCACGGGAGATGGCTTGAACAATGTTTTCTACAAACTTGGGTCCATAACTTTCAATCCGCTCCCATTTTTTTGTAGCACCAACTCCCTCATAAGTAACTGATTCACCTCCGAAGATATTTTCTCCAATACGAGGCTTTACATAGGCAAGCTTTCTGCCAGAAGGAAGAACAATAAACAGCATTCCACTCATGTAATGAAACTTGATATTTTGAACTTCTTGAGACTTTTTTTCCTTAATACACTTCTTAGCTGCTCTATCCACATCCCACCAGAATTTTACGATGTACGGATTCGTCTGCCTCCAGGCATTGACAAGGGGTTTTAGTTCTTCTTCTAAAATTCCCATTTCTAAGGCCCCCATAGCCTTTAAAGCACCCACTGATCCACCGTATCCAAGTGCCAGTTCTGCGATCTTGCCTTTCTGTCTTAAATGGCCGTTCACACCATGCTTTTCTACAGGAACATTAAACATCTGTGATGCGGATGCACAGTAAATATCATCACCATTTGCGAATACTTCATTTCGCCACTGTTCACCCGCAAGCCAAGACAGCACACGAGCCTCAATGGCAGAAAAGTCGGCAACAATAAACTTATTGCCTTCTTTTGGTACAAAGGCTGTGCGGATAAGCTGTGAAAGCGTGTCAGGTATATCTTCGTAGAGCATTTCAAGGGTTTCATGATCACCGCTCTTTACTATGCCTCGTGCCTCTTTTAAATCCGGCATATGGTTCTGAGGTAGATTTTGTAACTGCACAAGCCTTCCTGCAAAGCGACCGGTTCTATTTGCACCGTAAAATTGGAACATTCCTCTGGCACGTGAATCTGCACAAACAGCATTCTCCATTGCCGTATATTTCTTAACGGACGATTTTGCAAGCTGCTGACGGAGTTTAAGAACTTCAGACAAGTCATCCGGTGCATCCTTTAATAGTTCTGCCACAGCCTTTTTGCCAAGAGTGTCTGTCTCAAGACCATTTTCAGCGAGCCAACCTTTCATCTGCTGTACCGAGTTTGGGTTATCAAGTTCTGTTATTTCCTGCATCTGGAGTGTTATCATAAAAGTGCAGTCCCAAATTGCAAGGAAATGAG